GTCGTGATCTGAGATCTCGGCAGATGTTGGTCGTAGCTACGGCTGATACTGTTGGTGGTGACTCTACGATTGGTCTGCCTACAGACTTCCTAGAGATGCGTGACATTCACCTAAACACCAATCCTATTGCTTCTTTGGCTTACGAGGCTCCTAACGCCTTCTACGCTAACACTAGAGCTACTGAATCTGGTCTGCCTAGAACCTATACGGTACTGGCTTCAGAGCTTCAGTTCTCGCCTATCCCTGATGGTGTCTATACGGCTCAGATGCTGTATTACGCCAAGCCTCCGCTATTGAGTGATAGCAATGCAAGCAATGTATTCTTGGCTAACTTCCCTGATGCGCTGCTGTATGGGGCTTTGGGTGAGGCTGAACCGTATCTAATGAATGACGCTAGATTGCAGGTCTGGGCATCTCTTTATGATCGTGCTATAGCGTCTATTTCTGCTGCTGACCAGTCAAGTGAGTACAGCGGTCAACCGATGGCAATGTCTTATAACGTGAGGTAAATCATGGCAGAAATGTCGAATTATCTGGAAAATGCTCTGATTAACGCCACGTTGCGTAACACGAGCTATACAAGTCCTACAACGGTTTATGTCGGTCTTTATACTTCAGATCCTACAGATGCTAATACTGGTACAGAAGTCTCTGGTGGTTCTTATGCTCGTACTGCTGTTACTTTTGGCGCTCCAAGCAATGGTGCTAGTACAAACAGTGCTGCGGTTGAGTTCCCGCAATGCACAAGCTCATGGGGAACGGTAGGCTGGATTGGTCTATTGGATGCTTCTACTAGCGGTAACTTGCTGTATCACACTGCTCTTGATACGTCTAAAACGATTGATACTGGTGACATCTTTAAGATTGCTATTGGCTCCTTGTCGGTTACTCTGTCGTAAGGGAAATAAATGTCTACTATCGTTACTCGGGCTGGCAAAGGTAGTGCGCTTACTCATAACGAGGTAGATGCAAACTTTGTCAATTTAAACACAGACAAGATACAATCAGGGAATACAGTTTCTAGTCTTATCATTCTAAGTGCGACTATCTCTGGTGGTTCGATTACAGGGATTACGGATTTAGCGGTTGCTGATGGTGGTACTGGTGCTAGTACGGTAGCAGGAGCGCAAACAAACTTGCAAGTTGATCCTGCTGGAACTGCTGTAGCTCTGGCGATTGCATTGGGTTAATTATGGCTAATACCTTCAAGAATTACTTTTCAAAAGATGTAGGTACTTCAGCAGCGACAGTTTATACCTGCCCATCTGCTACACAGACTACAGTTATCGGATTGTCTGTTGCTAATACTTCAGCATCTCCTATTACGACTGACGTATACATTACATCTAGCTCGGTTGATTACTACCTGATTAAGTCAGGCGTTGTCCCGGTTGGCGGTTCGTTAGTTGTGGTTGGTGGAGATCAAAAGGTTGTACTAGAAGCAACAGATGTTCTCAAAGTATTAACAAGTGCGGCTAGCAGTGCGGATGTTGTGGCATCTGTTCTGGAGATTTCTTAATGGCGTACATTGGGTCAACTCCAACGACACAGAGCTTTATCGCTGGAACGGACTCGTTCAATGGAACAGGTTCGGCTACGAATTTCACGCTGACTCGTTCGGTTAGTTCGGTCAACGATGTACAGGTTGTTGTTAATAATGTCGTTCAGTATCCACCGAATTACTCGGTATCTGGGACTACGTTAACCATCTCTCCTGCTCCGTCTAGCGGTACGAATAACGTCTATGTGCGGTATCTATCTACTACATTGCAGACGATTACGCCTAGTGATCTAACGGTTAGTGCTGCAAAGATTCAGACTAGCGCAGTTACAACAGACAAGATTGCAGACGCAAATATTACTGCTGCAAAGTTAAATGGCGCTCAGAGTGGATCTGCTCCGATCTATGGTGCTAGAGCATGGGTCAACTTTAACGGCACAGGAACAGTGGCAATCAAGGCAAGCGGAAATGTAACTTCAATCTCTGATAATGGCACTGGTAGTTATGCGGTCAATCTGACAACAGCAATGCCTGATGTTAACTATGCTTGCGTAATGGCTACTAAAGGGTCAGGAGGTGCTGGCACTCCATTTTTACCAGTAGAACACGCATCATTAGCCGCCAGAACTACAAGCAGCATTGCGTTTTATGTGATTGCATTAAATGGGGCAACACCAGATGCAGATACTGTTGAAGTTGTATTTTTTAGATAAGGAAAAACCATGAACTCAAGAATCATTTACCCAACAGATGACGGCGGTGTCGCTGTCATAGTTCCAGCCGATGAGTGTGGCTTAACCATTGAAGAAATCGCTGCCAAGGACGTACCAGCAGGTAAGCCTTACGAGATCGTAGACGTAGCGGATATTCCTTCAGATCGTACATTTCGTGGAGCATGGTCATGGGTCTCGTAATCGACTTAACTAAAGCTAAGAACATTGGTCACGATATGCGTCGTGCTGCTAGGGCTGAAGAATTCAAGCCTTACGACGACGCTATTGCCAAGCAGATACCCGGTCAAGCCGAAGGCGCAGAAGCAGCCCGTCAAGCTATCCGTGACAAGTACGCAGCTATCCAGACTAGTATTGATGCAGCAGCTACACCTGACGAGATTAAAGCAGCACTGGGGATTTAAATGCCTATTAGCTACATTACAGCAGCATCATTAGATGGTGGGCAAAATACCGCAGCTCCGATCTATGCTGCTCGTGCTTGGGTTAACTTTAATGGTACTGGTACGGTAGCTATCAGAGCGTCTGGTAATGTAACTAGCATCACAGATAATGGCACTGGGGATTACACGGTGAATTTCACTACTGCTATGGCTGATGCGAATTATAGTGTTGTTACTGGATGCGCCTTGAGTGATGCTGTTGTTAGCGGAAATACATCTAGAACAATAGCACCAAGGTCACCGACAACTACATCTATTCGGATAATTGAAACTGATGGTGGAGTTGCAACAGATTTAGCTTACAACTATATTTGCGTATTACGCTAACAAGGTCAAATAATGAGCTACATAGGCGCAGAACCAACCACAGCTTCATTTCCGTTTGATCAGTTCAGTGGTAACGGATCAACTACAGCTTTTACACTGACCTATGCGCCAGCTAGTACGACTTCGATTGTTGTAGCTGTATCAGGCGTGGTACAGAATCCGAATACTTACTCAGTCTCTGGCTCAACACTGACGTTTACAGGCGCACCACCATCTGGCACGAATAACATTGCAGTATTGTTTCTTGGTCTTCCTTCTATTGTTGGTGTGCCTAATGCAGCCACAGTCGGTATATCGCAACTAAGCGCAACAGGTAGTCCTAGCAGCACGACTTTCTTACGTGGTGATAATACTTGGAATGGTGTAGCTAGTTTAACAACTGCATCAGGTAGCGCACCATCGTACAGTGCAAGGGCTTGGGTTAATTTTAACGGTACTGGAACTGTTGCAATTAGAGCAAGTGGTAACGTATCGTCGATTACTGACAATGGCACGGGTGATTACACGGCTAACTTTACAACTGCAATGGCTGACGTAAATTACGCAGTAGCTACAAATGCAAGCGATCTATCAAATTCTGGCAGACAGTCATGCCCAAAAGCTATTGCTACCGGATCAGTTCGCGTTACTACAACTGATACGCCGGGTTTAACAGTTGATTACACTTACGTTGCAATTTCAGTTTTCCGCTAATCAGGACTAATCATGGCACTAACTAAAGTACAAATAGGAATGACAGACGCTCCTACTAGCGGAACGGCTGTTGCGTCTACGTCTGGAACCAGCATTGACTTTACTGGTATACCTAGTACGGCAAAGCGGATTACGGTGATGTTTAGTGGGGTTAGCACGAATGGCACATCAGCAACTATTATTCAACTTGGTGATTCTGGCGGTATTGAAACAACAGGTTATTTAGGATCGATGAGCTATCAAGGAGCGCAAGCACTTTACACTACTGGTATTGGAGTGAATAACACGGGTAGCTCCTCTGCTTTACGTCATGGGTCAACAATAATAACTTTGGTAGATTCAAGCACAAATACATGGTCGGCTATGGGCGTTGTTGGCACTAGCGGAATTGGGTCTGGTGAAACTTATAGTAGTGGTTCAGCTAAATCACTATCCGCAACATTAGACCGCATTCGCATTACCACCGTCAACGGAACAGATACCTTTGATGCAGGAACAATCAATATCATGTGGGAATAATGAGCCTTCAATACGTACTCTATGACTATTGGGATTATGGCTATGCTGAAGGCGATGCAATCCTTGAGTTTGGGAGTGCTTCGGTAACGGCAGTAGCCACTGTTTCCGCATTTGGTTCAAGAGTACAATTCGCAACAGGCAGTGTTAATGCATTAGCAACAGTTACAGCAGATGGCACAAGGATTCAGTTTGGCAATGCAGCAGTTAATGGATTAGCAACATTAACTGCATCAGCAAGTAGGGTTAGAGAGGCTTCTGCTAGCGTTACTGGAGTAGCCACTGTCACAGCCATCGGTGGCGTTGTTTACGAGGGTTTTGCGGCGATTAATGCGCTGGCTAGTGTATCTGCCTATCCAAGTGCAATATGGGCTGGAAACGGCTCTATTCAAGCCGTAGCGGTATGTGCTGCAACAGGTCAGATTATTGGTGAGGAATGGGTTGATGTAATTCCTGATACTAATAATTGGTCTGGTGTTACTACAAGCGATGATATGTGGACAGCGGTTACGGGTGAATCAGATACTTGGACTCCGACATCAACAAGCTCTAATACATGGACTACGCAATCTGGCGGTTCTAATACTTGGACGAGGCAGTAATGCAAAAGATTTTATTCGGTGAGTGGTTGCCAGATCAACCCGGCGTAACAGGTGCAGTAACAGACGCAAAGAACTGTTATCCAGTTGCTAATGGATATGCTCCAGTTAAGAGCGAGGCTGATTACTCTGACGCTGCTGGTGCTAATCTAATCATTACCTTTGCTGGTAAGTTTGATAGCGCTACTACATTGTTTGCAGCTAGTACAACCCAGATTTATAAGTTTGATAGTTCTGATGCTAGCTTGGATGCTGCTACGACTACGGGTTACACAGCAGTTGAAGGATGGGATGTAACTCAGTTTGGTGCAAAGATGATTCTGGCTAATGGTCAGGATAAGCTGCAAGCATGGACTTTGAATTCATCGACTAATTTTGCTGACTTAGCTGCTGCTGCTCCTACTGCCAAGTATGTAACTGTTGTGCGTGACTTTGTAGTTGCTGCTAATGATGGAATTGATACTAGCAAGGTTTACTGGTCAGACATAAATGACGAGACAGACTGGACACCGGGCGCTGCATCTCAGTCTGATACACAGATTCTTCCGGACGGTGGTGACATTACTGGCATAGCTGGTGGTGAGTACGGTCTGATCTTCTTGGAACGTGCTATCTACCGGATGACCTATACAGGCTCACCATTCTTCTTCCAGTTTGACGCTATTTCACGGTCTTTAGGCTGCATTTCTAACGGATCTATTGCTCAGTACGGCAACCTAACGTATTTCCTTGCAGACGATGGTTTCTATGTCTGTGATGGTCAGTCAACGAAGAACATAGGTAGCGAAAAGGTAAACCGCTGGTTCTTTGATAATGCTATTCCGGGTGAGATATTTACTGGAATGAGCGCTACAGTCAATCCTGTTGCTAAGTTAATAATATGGAAGTTTAATAATACATTTGGTGGTAAAAATATGCTGATGTACTCGATTGATCTTAACAAATGGTCATACGCAGACACTACAGCAACGTCAATTGCTTATGTATTAACACCTTCCGCTACGTTAGAGCAGGTAGATAACTACAACTCAAGCATTGATGCGCTTGATATTCCTCTGGATTCGCGTGTTTTTGCTGGTGGTCAGCTACTATTTGCTGGTGTTAGCGGTCAAAAGATCATTGCTTTCTCAGGCCAGCCTAAGACTGCAAACATATCAACGGGTGATATTGATGTAGGTAGGTCTACGATCATGCTAGCCAAGCCGATTGTGGACAATGGTAGCGGTTCTATCGCTGTTTCTAGCCGGGATAATCTTGCTGAACAAGTGGAATTTGGCTCAGATGTGTCTCCAGACGCAGAAAACCGTGTGAGCTTGCGGTCTAATGGTGAATATCATCGACTAAGACTGACTCCTACTGGATCTAGCTGGAAAACTGCTGTTGGCTTAGAGTTTGACGTTGTTAAACAGGGTGATCGATGACTCAGTTCCGTACATTACCGCCATTTGGAGGAGATCCTCGTCAGGTTTCTGAGGTGGTTCGTGGGGTTATGGACGGAAAGACCAATAATACGGGTCGGATTACGTTAGCCACAGGGAATGCCACGACAACTACCCTTAACGACGAGCGTATAGGCTTTGACAGCCTGATATTCTTGGTTCCTGTGTCTGCTGCTGCCAACAATGATTCAGCTCCTTACGGTGCGTTTCAGAGCCTTGTAGACCAGTCTATAACGGCTAATACAGCCACTGCAATGACGCTAGATACGACTGATTACTCTAGTGGTGTATACCTGTCTAACAGCTCTAGGATGAATGTAAGGAATGCTGGTATCTACAATCTCCAGTGGTCTGGTCAGTTTCAGAATACAGATAACCAGTTGCATGATGTTACCGTTTGGCTAAGAAAAAATGGTACAGACATCGTAGGATCTGCTGGTTTTATTTCTATCCCAAATAGTCATGGTGGCGTTAATGGTCATATTATTTCTGGATGGAACTATTTTCTTGAGTTAAGTGCAAATGACTACATTGAGATTTATTGGTCTGCCACTAATGCAGCAATTAGCCTTCAGTTTTATCCAGCAGGAACAAGCCCAACGAGACCAACTACAGCTTCCTTAATTACAACATTGAATTATGTTTCGCCTAATGCTTCGTCGAATATATATGTTTCGTCTCAGCAACAAGGAAGTGCTACCCTTACGCATTGGGCAAACAATACGGCAAATAAAACCTATGGATACATTGTGGTGGGCTAATGGAGTTTAGGTACATACCTGTAGATAAACTTAGGGACTGGTGGCCTACAGTACGCCCCGGCTTAGATGAAATTAAAGGGTATAGCCCAGAAAACTGGATAGTAGAAGATGTGTACACAGACTGCTTTAACCAAAAAGCAATGCTGTGGGTAGGACTAGAGAACAACCACTTTAAGTGCTTCTTTATCCTGCAACCTATGGGCGAAACAATGCACTTATGGGCTGCTTGGTCGTTAGAAAATAATTATCAAATTGTTGAATCTGGATTAAAATACATAAAAGACATCTGTAGTCAAGGTAATGTCAAATATCTAACTTTCTCTAGTCATCGTCGAGGATGGCAACGTAGGGCGAAACAACTCGGTTTCCGTCCTAAACAATGGATTTGCGAGGTGTAATATGGGCGGTGGTGGCGGTCAACAAACAAGCACAACGACTACGAGCATTGATCCAACAATCAAGCCGTATGTTACTTATGGCCTAGAAGAAGGCAAGCGCCTTTATGAGTCTGGTACGCCTAGCTTCTTTCCCGGTCAGACCTACGTTTCTCCGTCTCAGGCTACTCAGTCAGCTCTCAATATGGCTCAGGAACGGGCTATGGCGGGTTCTCCGCTGGTTCGTTCAGCACAGCAAGAGCAATTGGCTACGATTCAAGGACGAGGCGTTAATCCATTCCTAGAGGGTGCTTTGGCTGGCGTTAATCGTCAGGCTCGTGAGCAATTTACGGAAGGTGTCCAAGGTCTTCAGTCCAAGGCTTCCTCAATGGGTCGTTATGGATCTGCTGCTCAAGCTGAACAAGAAGCTAACGCTCAAGACGTATTTGCTCGTGCAATGTTGGAGCAAGGTGGTCAATTGGCTTACGGATCGGCTGAAGCTGAACGTGCTAGACAGGTTGCTGCTGGTCAAGCTGCTCCTGCAATGGCTGCTACTGACTATGCTGATATTCAGAAGTTGCTAACTGCTGGTCAGGCACAAGAACAGTATTCCTCTGCTGAACTGCAAGACGCAATTAACCGCTTTAACTTTGAGCAAAACTTGCCACAGATGAAACTTAGTCAATTTGCTAACTTGTTTAGCAGTGTGCCTCAAGGTCAGACAACTGTTCAACAAGCTACTCCGTCGGGAGGTAAATAATGGCTGATCCTATTACTATGGCGGTTGTCGGTGGCTCTATTGGCGCTATGACAAACAAGAAAGATCCACTTAAAGGTGCTTTGTTAGGTGCTGCTGGTGGTTATGGTGGTGCTACGTTGATGGGCGCTAGTGGCTTAGGTGCTGGTGCAACTCAGGTAGCTGGTAGTGGTAGCGCATTAACTGGTGCTGGTGCTTCTACTGCTGCAAATACAGCGTTTATGGCTCCTGCTGGTGTTAACCCCGGTACGATGATTGGTGCTACCCAAGCTGCTCCTGCTGGAATATTTGCTAATCCTGTTGCGTATACACCGTCATTAAACGTCCCAGTAGAAAGATCATTTGGTACTTTAGAGTCAATCTTCAATCCTAATATCCAGTCATCTTCAATGGCTCCGTCTTTTCTGGAGCAAGTTGGTTCTGGTGCAGGTCAGATTGGTAAATACGCTCAACAGAATCCTGTACTGACGAATATGGCTATGCAATCGGCACAACAAGCATTGCAACAGCCTGAAGCTCGTATGGCTCCTGCTGGACAAGTTAATCGTGGTCAGATTCAGGGTGGTGATTACATGAGTCTGCTAAATCCACAGCAAAGCACAGTCCTTAGACCACAACCGATTTCCCTATTAGGGTGATATATGGCAATTACAGATTACATTCCTAATATCTTTGGTCAAGCTGCTCCTAGCTATTTGCAGGGATTGCTTGGTGCTGAAGAAACTCAGAACTTGCAGAACCGAGCTAATGTTCAGGGCTTGCTAGGTGCTGGTCTTGCACTAGCTCAAGGTATGAGCCGTACTGGCCCACGTCGTTCTGCTGCTGAGAATATCTTAGGTGCATTGTCTGGTGGCTTTGGTGCTGCTGGTGGTGCTTACGAGCAGGGCGTTAAGAATTACGTTACGCAGCAACAGATTGCACAGACTCAGTTGCAGCAAAATCTAGCAGCAAATAGGCTTAGAGCTATTCAGCAAGCAAGTAAAGATAATCCGCAGTTAACTCAGTTGTTTGCAATTAATCCTGAAGAAGCGTCTAAATTACTTATTGCGCAAGAACGAGCAAAGAGGTATCAATCACTTCTTGGTGAGGTTCCTACTCAAGTTAGTTCTCAGACAGTTCCAATAACGGGTCAAGCAAATGCTGTTTCAGCGGTTAATGTTAATCAACCAATGCCATCAAATGCGGTTGTAAATACAGTTATCCAGCAGCCTAATGCGTCAAACACAACTATGCCAGCAACTGTTGGACAGGCACAACCAAATGTTCAATTAGTTGATCCTGCTGTTGTTCAAAGAGCAAATGCATTAAGAAATGCAGCGAGACAAGCGACTATTGACGGTGATACTGCAACGGCAACTCTTTTCAATAATGAAGCAAATCGTATTGATCCACCTGAGCAAATAACTTTTAGAGATGGAATGGCATTCTCTAGTAAGCGTGGGATTCTTGGTCGTTTTACTGAAACTATACGCCTTACTAAAGAGCAAGCTGAAGCAGAAGGTTTGCCAACAGGCCAAGGACAGATTTGGCAAAAATCTCCTGATAATAAGATTTCTCAGGTTGAAGGAACTGGCGTTGCAAAACGATTAACTCCAGAAGAAGCTAAAGCCGAAGGATTGCCAACAGATCAAGGGCAAGTTTGGCAAAGATCTGCTGATAATAAGATTTCTGCTGTTGAAGGCACTAATATTGGAACTCAACTTAATAAGAAGCAACTTATTGATTCGTTGCCATCTCAGGGCGAAAATATTTACCCTACATTAAAGCCAAGATTTAAAGCTCTTGAAAAAAGAGCTAATGGCTTAACTGCGGATCAAATTAACTCAGAACTGCAAGCTATTCTTTCTGAAGACGCAAAGATTCGTCAAGAACTTGATCCTACTTTGTTTCAACAGGATATTAAAAGGAAGACTGCTGGCGCTCCTAAAAACTATATTAACTTAAATGATCCAGCAAAACAAGCACAAGCCTTGAGTGAAAACTCTGGCAGATATATTGCAAATAAAAACGTATCAGAGTCATTTGAGGTTGCTAATAGATATAATAATTTTGTTTCTGCCTACAATAACCCTGCTGCTCGTGGTGCTTCGGATGCGTTTCTTATTTATAGCGTTGCAAAAATTCTTGATCCGGGTGGAGCTGTTCAGCAGGGCGATATTGAAACAATTGCTGGTAGAAAGAGTATTCCAGAACAATTAAGAGGTATTCATGAAAAGTTCCTTTCTACTAGAACTTTGTCTGATGAACAGAGACAAGATTTGAATACACTTGCTTATTCTGCTATGACTAACAAGAGAAATTCACTGAAACCAACAATTAAACAATATAGAAATTATGCCGCTTCATTTCAATCTCCAGATCCAACAATAGATATTCAAGATCCGTTTGTTGATATTAAATTACCAAAAGATCGAATTGTTACAATAAACGGCAAGAGAACAACTATAAGATTGGGAGCAGATCCAAATGGAGTACAAGGTTATTACTATACTGCACCTAATGGTAAAACTTATCCTTATCAAGATTGAATCGAGACATAATGCCACCGAAAATTGGAAAACCTGTTGATTACGATCCATTTATGAATTTGGATGTAAATCCAGCTAATGCTGCACCTGTAAGCGCTACATCATTAGGGCTTCCAGAGTTTCCTATGCCTAATAAAAGAACGCCTGAAATAGTTAGTGCGCCATTAGGGTTTACTGAAAGTTTTGCTCCATTCTTAGGTGTAATGTCTACGACTGATCCTAAAGCGTTGCAAGACATTATGGTTAAACAAATACCCGGCTCTCAACCCGGTGTTGATCCAGAGGGCAATCCTTTTATTATTATTGAAAACAAGCCTTATTACCTTAATAAGCCGGGTTTGTCTGGCACTGACGTTGTTGGCTTTATTGGTGATCTTGCTAAGTTTTATCCAGCAGGAAAAATGGCGCAACTTGGTATGACCATACCGGGAAGGGCGGCTATAGCTGGCACTGCAACTGGTGTTATTGGGTCAGGATCTCAGTTTGCATCACAAGCAATGGGAAGCACACAACCTTTTAGCGTTCCTCAGGTTGCTCTAGAGTCTGCTTTTGGTGCTGGCGGTCAAGTTGTTGGTGATTTATTAGGTGCTTATCTAAGAAACAAAAGGCCAGTCACAGATTCGTCTGGAGCCATTAGCGAAGAATTTAATGCTGCTTTAAAGGCTGCTGGTATTAATATTTCTGATTATGGTGCTGGCGGTCAACAGTCGATTATTGATGCTTACAAGCAACTTGGTGGTAAGTTTGTTAGAGAAGCTAAAAATGTAACATCTGGGGCAAACATTGCTGATGTTAATTTCCCATTAACTAGAGGTCAAGCAACTGGTGATATAGCTCAGTTAGCAGAAGAAGAAGCAATGCGAAATGCCGCTAGGGGTTCGTTTGCTCAAAAGATATTAGCTAGATTTGACGAAAAGCAAAAAGTAGAAGTTCTAAAAGATCTTGAGTCAAAGCAAAAAGCATTTGCCTCTGGTCAGATTACAACATCGCCAACAGAAGTCGGTGGTAGGCTTTATGAAATTATTAGAAACAAACAACAAGAGTTAAAGTCAGGCTACAAAACAGCTTATGAAGCAGTAGATCCCACTGCACTTAGAATTCTTAGTGAGTCTGTAGATCCGCTGGAATCTAGGGTTATGGGTGCTTTAAAGGATCGAGTTGTTGATCCTAAGTTGACTCCAGCATCTAGAAGCGCAATTGTCGAAATTAGGTCAATTATCCCTAAGACTGGCAAAGCCAATGTGACTGACATTAGCTTAAAGTCAATTGAGACAACTAGAAAAAAGCTCAATGAAATTTACAAAGCCGGTGCGAATGACACAGATAGGGGCAATGTTTCAGCAATAATCAAAGAGTTTGATAATTGGCTAGATGATTCTATTACTAATGGTTTAATTCGAGGCGATATAACTCAACTTAGTAAACTAAAAGAAGCTAGATCATTGTATTCCCAGTATAGAACAACATTCCCTCAAGGTAATACTGGAAAGTTAGCTGATGCTGATGCTGCAAAAAACATTAGAACTATTGTTGAGAAAGACTTGCAGCCTAATGAAGTAATGAATTTGCTTTACGGTAAATCAGCTATAGGTGAGGCGCAATCTTCTGTAAGAACTGTGCAACGGCTAAAGAAAATGTTTGGCGCAGATTCAAATGATTTTAAACAATTTCAAGAGGCTGCTTTTGTAAGATTGACTCGTGATGGTCAAGGCAATATGTTGCCAGCGTCTAAGATTGTAAGAACCATTGATGAATTAATTATGGGCAAAGGCTCTGGATTAACTAGAGAGCTATTTAATGCGGATCAAATTAGGGAAATCACAAAACTAAGGTCTGACCTTAATAAATTGGTTGTTCCGATTGAAGCTCAGAATCCATCTAGATCTGGTTACGAAGGTGCTAGAGCAGTTATTAGCGTTTTAAACAAATTAGGCTTTACTGGTGCTGCTGGTAACTTAGCGTCTGGGGATATTGCTTCTGCTAGTGCTATGGGTGTTGCATCATTGGCAAGTCAACTAAAACCAGTAATTAAAGCTAGAAGTGCTACTAATATGACTATCCCTAGACCACAAGGTTTATTGCCCAAAGGTACTGCTACGGCTCTTGGTGGTTCGCTTGGAACTGGGTTTTACGGACTCTTAGGAAATTAATCATGGCAAAGAACAAGATTAGCGAATATAGCGCTACTGCTGCAAATAACACTGATATAGGTGGTATTAACATAGCAGAGGGTTGCGCTCCGTCTGGCATTAATAACGCTATCCGTGAGTTAATGGCACAGCTTAAAGACCAGCAAGTAGGTACTGATGGCGATAACTTTACGGTAGGCGGTGCGTTTACTTGTACTGGTGCTGCTGTATTCTCTAGCACTGTTGCTTTAGGTGGATCAGCTACTGCTACTACGCAATCCTCTAGTGATAACACAACTAAAGTAGCTACTACAGCGTTTGTTCAGGCGGCATTAGCAGCGGCTTATCCGGTCGGATCTATCTATATTAATGCTACAAGCAGCACTAACCCTGCTACGTTGCTTGGCTTTGGTACTTGGGTAGCCTTTGGTGCTGGTCGTGTTCCGGTTGGCTTAGATGCTGGTAATGCAGCATTTGATACGGCTGAAGAAACAGGCGGTTCTGCTGATGCTATTACAGTAAGCCATACGCACACAGCGACATCTGTTGTAACTGACCCAACTCACAAACATATTTCGTTTGGCACGTCTGGTGGGGGGTTTAACACGGGCGTTTTAGGCCCATCATCGGGTAACTCAAATGGAAATTACGAAACTGCTTTGGCATCAACAGGTATTACCGTAGCAACAACAAACGCCTCTACTGGTTCTTCTGGCACTAACGCTAATTTGCAGCCATACATTGTGGTTCGTATGTGGAAGAGGACTGTCTAATCATGAAAGAGCTGCCACTCACAGACGATCAGATTGAGGCCATAGCTGAAAAAGCCGCTGAGGTCGCATTTAAGAAGATCTACGAAGAAGTCGGTCGTTCTGTTGTTAAAAAGATATTCTGGATCGTAGGTGCTGCTGCATTGGGTCTAATGTTCTGGATGGCTGGTAACGGAACATTGCCAAAATGATTGAAGTTGCTACAGCCCTAATGGTCATCAAAGGGGCTAAGGCTGCTTTTGATGTTGCTAAAGAAGCTTTTGACGAGATCAGAGAATGTGCTGAGGCTGGTAAGTCTGCTCATGAATCATTAGGGGCGCTTACCAGTTTTTTTTCGTCTGCTGGCAAGGCTGAAGAAGGCATAGCACACGCTAAAGAACTCCAAGAGAATCCACCTGAAGAAGATAGTCGCAGTGATTACGAGATAGTCATTGAGATGATGGTTGCTGAGAGGCAGCTAAAGCAGTTCTATAAAGACCTTAAAGAGATGTTTATCTACCAGTTTCAGGAACCCGGTCTGTATGACGAGTTTATGGGTCGGCTAGAGAAACTTAGGGCAGATCGTCGGCAGAGAGAGACAGACCATAAGCTGCATCTGAAGGCTTTGGAGATGGCGGCTAGACGAGAGAAAGCTAAGAAAGTGCAGATGATTCAGGATGCACTAGCTATAGTACTAGGTGGTATAGTTTCTATTGCAATAATAATTGGTATTGTTTGGATGTTTACTTTGGGGGCTTAATGCTTACTTTATTATCTACTTTTACATCGTTTTTAATGGGCGGTTTGCCCAAGATACTAGACTTCTTTCAAGACAAGTCTGACAAAAAGCATGAGTTAGAGCTTGCTAAAATCCAAATTGAGCGTGAGTTGGCTTTGGCTAAAGAGGGTTATGCGGCTCAACAGCGCATTGAGGAAGTCAAGCTAGACGAGATCAAGGTTCAGTCTGCGTCTGACGAGAAAGTGGCTCTAATCGGCGCTCAACAGGCTGAATTACAGGCTATTTATGCTCACGATATGAAGCTCAGTGAGGGTACTAGCCAGTGGATGAAGAATCTGAGGGCTTCGGTACGTCCTGTCATTACTTATGGCTTCTTTGGCCTTCTATGCGCTTTGGATGCAGTTCTGGCTTATAAAGGCTTTGAGTCAGGTGTTTCCTTTAACGAAATGGCTAACCAGCTCTGGGACGATGAAACTCAGGCTCTGTTTGCATCCATCATAGCGTTTCATTTCGGTGGTCGGGCTTTTGGCAAATGATTAGCGACAAAGCCCTATTAATGCTCAAAAAACACGAGGGAGTAAGGTATAAGCCTTACCGCTGTCCTGCTGCCTTGTGGACTATTGGCGTAGGTCATGTTCTGTACCCAGAGCAGGGCAATCTAAAGATGCCAGAGCGTCTAGCCTATCCATTAAAGATAGAAGATTTCCGCAAATTTTCCAATGAGGAAGTAGATGAGATTCTTAAGGCCGATCTTGCTCGTTTTATACGAGGCGTATCCCGTTATTGTCCTGTTATTGCTAGTCAAGGGCAGTTGGATGCGTTGGTCAGCTTTGCCTTTAATGTAGGACTAGGTGCTTTGCAGAGAAGTACGCTAAGACAGAAGCATAATCGAGGTGACTATGAGGGTGCTGCTCAAGAGTTCCTAAAGTACACAAGAGGCGGTGGGAAAGTATTACCGGGACTTGTAAAGAGGCGAAATGATGAAAAAGCCCTTTATTTAGGATATTAATTTCTTGCAACAATCCTGTAATATAGTTTTAGTAGTCTTCGCAACATTAACTTAGTACATATCATAATGCCTAAGAAAAAAGAGGATTGGATGCCAGCTTGCCAGTCTTGCTCTTTCTTCGAGATTGAGCCAAAAGAAGATCTAGGCTATTGCAGACGTTATCCACCAATTTTAGTTAGAACTGGTGAGGATGACTATGACTCCACTTACCCGGTTACAGCTAGGGATGACTGGTGCGGAGAGTTCCATCGTTTTTCTAATTAGAGGGAATCATGACTAAATCATCTTGCACAGAGCAAGAATTTATTGGTTTGTGGAATAAACACGGTTCAGTAGCAGAAGTAGCAAAAATCTTAGGCATTACAGACAGAAATGCCCATGCAAGGCGTAGGAAGATTGAAGAAAAGCATGGAATTATTCTAGCTGGTGTAGCTAAGAATAGCCCAGACTTTAAAGTAACGTACCCAGAGAACAATGTACGGGTCAACGTAGAGTTGCAGAATGGCATCATTATCGTAGGGTCTGATTGTCATTACTGGCCTAACATTATTAGCACTGCTCATCGTGCATTCGTAAAGATCATCAAAGATTTGAAACCAAAGATGGTCGTTATGAATGGCGATGTATTTGACGGGGCTAGCATCTCTCGTCACCCGGTATCAGGATGGGGAGCTACTCCTACTGTAAAACAAGAGCTAGAAGCCTGTCAGGAACGTCTAGGAGAGATTGAGGAGGCTGCAAAAGGCGCTTCCCTTAACTGGACGTGGGGTAACCACGATATGCGCTTTAACGCTCGTTTAGCGGCTCAGGTAGGGGATACTTGGCGAGGCGTTGAAGGCATGAACCTGACTGACCATTTTCCACGTTGGAAGTTCTCAACTAGCATTATGGTCAACGAGAATGTAATGATTAAGCATCGTTATCATAACGGGATTCATGCGGTCTACAACAACACAATGAAGGCTGGTATCAGTGTCGTAACCGGACACTTACATTCCCTTAAAGTTACGCCTTGGTCTGATTATCGTGGCGATAGATATGGCGTAGATACAGGCTCATTAGCTGATGTTAATGGAGATCAGTTCGAGTATTCGGAGGATAACCCTCGCAACCATAGAAGTGGAGGAGCTATCCTAACCTTTGTTGATGGGAAGTTATTGCCTCCAGAGTTATTTCAGGTCTGGGATGATGACCACGTAGTCTTTAGAGGACAGCTTATTGCTGTTTGACGAATACTCCGTCTTTGTTGAGGTAGCCTTTGCGATCTTTAATTTCGCTATAGGCTGCCTCTAAACATTTGGTAAGGTCTATATCTTCTAAAGCCCCCACCACAATAAGGCAAACAAGCACATCACCAATACCGTCAACAATAGCAGGTCGATCCCGTTTAATAATGGCATCTGCTAACTCTCCCATTTCAGATACTGCTTTAAGTAGTTGGGTCTTAGAATCTGAGTTAGCGACAATGCCTCTAGCCTCTGCCCATCGGATAACGTCTAGTTCCGTAACAGCCCAACTCATTTACAAAGTTCCTTAATCTCAGCGATTGGCAACTCAAATACTTCATGGATAGCAATCATCATCTCTGCTGAGACTTTAGCTTTACCGTTACGTAGTCGGCTAATTACTGGAGCAGCTACACCTAGCTTAATGGATAACTGGCGGTCGTTTTTAATGTCAAAGCGTTTTTGCAGTTCATCAAGAATCACGTATTTCTCCTATGGTTGACCAACACGGCTGACCACTGCTATTTCCCCATCGTCCTGCCATAGCAATCTAGAATCCTATGGCTTCCCGGTTCTGGGTTAGTTCTCTCTCGCGTAAAGAGTCCAGCAATGGTCATGCGTCTTGGTGCAGGGTCACTAGATTTTGGAGCAGTCCGAAAGAGTATCTAGCCCCTGCTGCCGGTGTTACCCGCCACTACCGGCTTGGCGTATTAGGTGATCTTACTCGCTACGCCTGTTGTACTAACCAGTATCCGCTTTCAGATCGTAAAGGTGGAGATACTCACAAGAAGGAGTGAACCGACCAAAGTCTCCTGCCAGCTTGCTTTCTCTCCGTAGATCAGAACGGAATAGGATCGTTAGGATCTTCTTCCGGAATTGGTTTAGCTTTTGGTGCGTCTTTAGGCTTAACTGACAAGCTAAAAAACTTTTTGCCGTCTTTGCTAGACTCTTTAATCCATGCTGACAACCAGTAATCAGTACCATCCACGTTAATAGATCCACTGTACTCTGGGTGATTGTCTGCTGTCTTATTTAGATTCTTAGAGAGAATGCCTCTATTTGTATTGTCGAAATTGCTCATATTTACCTTGTAGTGTATTTTTTAATTGCTGCCCGTTGCTTACTATCTAACAGACTCCAAAGGGCGGTTTTAGAATCTGCATCTAACTCTGATTGTTCAATATATTCAACAGCACCAGCTACATCATCCATTGATAGCAATGAAATCACATTGACACCAATGCTTCGGATAGCTTCCTGCTCCTCAGCGGTCATGCTATCGAATACGTCTTTAGTAATAGGCTTGACTGACTTAGGAGCCTCTGAGCCTGTTGTAGCATCTAGCGCATCATGCTCGACAATCTCTAGCGCACTTACGTATAGGTAGCGCCGAGAATAAGTCTGCACAGCGCCCATATTTTGTATGGGATGACAGCCCTTTAGATTGGCATCAGCCATCGGGCTAGTAAATGTAATAGCCCCGCCAGTATCAGTATCAACAATACGTAAAGTAGCCAACTCTTTATCGAAGCTGACAACTGAGCAGAGTCCGATTTCATAGAATATAGAGTTAATGGTTGGTAAAAAATCGCCTAACTCAAAATATTGATAACCAGCAAACTTATTGTGTCCTGACTTCTTTATTGGCGCTGCTTGTAACATCATCCTAGCTTTTTGCAGCTTGATATAAACAGACATTATTTATCCCTTGAATTTTTTATACTGCACAATATTGAATGATTGTTTTTCCTGAACAGGCTGTACCGTATTAGCCTTAACCTGCATTTCTCTACGAATCTTTGCAAATGTCTTAGCAACATTGGTACTGGATGCAGGAACATATTTAAATGATGGATCTAGTATAGATTTACTCATATTGAACAAGAGATAACGTAAAGAACGATCATTATTACACCACAGAAAACTGGATGTCTAGCAAACCAGTCATTCGTCGATAGCAGTTTGTTCACGTTTCATCCTTTCCATTTCCATAAGCATAATATCTAAGTTACCTACTGCCTTGCCAAAAGAATCACATTCCTTGCCTATCGCTTTGCATAACATCTGACGGGCTATTTCCATTCCTTCAGCAAGGCCATCTTTATATGCCTGTGTCCTAACGTCACTGATAATTGAGTTATCCATTGCTAGATTCCTTCAATGCTTTATATTGTTCTGCCAGCTCGTAGTATCCTGAGCGATCCATAGCCATTTCGTAGCTACCATCTTGGCATGATTTCCAATGTTCGTTACGTGCTGCGATTTCGTCCATCTTTGCTTTGATTTCATCGATATTCATATTAGTCTCCTAGTAGCCGCTGTGTTGCGGTGAGTGAACTATACTCAAAAATGATGACTGTGTGTAAAATTATTTCTATCAGTTATCTATTGCCAATAGTTAATATCAATTGACAGCAATATTCTACATGGGCAATATCTATGGGCAGCTTAACTACAGGAGGAGATTATGAAGGTTGCCGAAAAGTTAATAATCGTGTTTTGGTTCATTTGTGGCGCATTAGCGATATATTGGAGCATTAAAGTACATAATATGCCGCCAAAGCTGCCTTGTATGGTGGCTGAGATTAGTCCTGACTTTAGCCATGAGGATAGACAAAAATGTCGGATAATACGGAACCACAAATTATGAGCGAGCCAAATGAGCCAGCACCATCTTTGCAATGGAAGCCGTTGCAAACCTTCTTGCCCAAACTGTCACCCAGAGGTCAACCAATTGAGCAGCGATCCTTTAAAGTCTGTACCAGCAGAATTAACGAAAAACAGCTATTTCGGTACTAGGTTTTGCCGAGGATGTAAGAAAAGCCGTACTGTTACTCAGTTCAAAGATAGCAACGTATGCAGGATTTGCACTCTGAGAGGCGTTAAGGTATAGTTCAAAGGGAATGGCTAGGGAGTGCAACCCGAAAAGACGATTCGTTACCGTCCTGCCTTATCCCACCTACATTAGTAACGACAGCCAATAACGTGAGGCATATATGCACTACTACCAGCACCATATCGGTGACTTCATCAAGGCCACTGCTCGTTTAACAGACACGCAATGCATGACTTATTTGCGGCTGCTCTGGATGTATTACGACACAGAAAAACCGCTTGAACAGGATATAGAGACCATTGCGTTTCAACTTGGGGCAAATCCCAAAGACGTTGGGATGATCTTAAATGCATTTTTTCATCTTGAAAATGACGCTTGGTATCACACTAGGTGCGATGAAGAAATATCCAAATTCCATCTGAAATCAGATCGTGCAAAGACAGCCAATAAGATCCGTTGGGGATCCAAAATGGATACGAAATCAGATCCAGATCAGATCGCAACCAATAACCATAAACCAATAACCAATATAAAAACTAATAAGCCGCTAAAGCGTCCTGATGATATTTCTGAATACCTTTGGGTTGAGTTTAAAGAACATAGAAAACGTAAGAAAGCAGTGGTAACTGAACTTGTTATCAATAATATAAGGTCTGAGGCTAGTAAAGCGAATATGAATTTGTCTCAAGCAATAGAGTTAATGATTGTTAATGGATGGGCTGGATTTAAATCTGACTGGGTAAAAAAGACTGCTCAAGCTACCGAAAATAATATGGGGAGGAAAGCAATATGATCGGTAATCTACTCAATCGCCTAGAGAAAGTTAAAGGTTCTAAAGGTCGCTGGACTGCTTGCTGTCCTGCTCACGCTGATCGTAGTCCTAGCCTAGCGATAACTCACCTTGACGATGGTCGCATTCTGCTCAAGTGTTTTGCTGGGTGTTCTGCTAACGAAATAGTTTCTTCTGTCGGAATGGACATCGGAGACTTGTTTCCTAAAGAGAACAAATTAGGCTATACACACGATACACAACGTCAAAAACCTGAGCGTAGACCATTTTATGCGACAGACCTGTTACGAATAATCCATTTTGAGGCACTTATTACGTCCATAGCGGCGTTTGATTTGTCAGAAGGTAGGCAGGTATCAGACACCGATAGAAAACGCCTTAAAACGGCTTTTGAGCGAATTAACGAAGCAGCTAATTATATTAACTGAGGACAACATGAGTGAATTTCTAGAAGAATATCGGCAAGGACTAATTAAGAGGTTTCCGAAAATTTCGTTTGGTGATGACGAAGTTTGGGATTTTTTTATGAGTCAAATGAATTTGTCTTATGAAATTGGAGTGCAACAAGAACGCGCAGATTGTTTGGATATTTTAGAGGAAATGGCAAAGAAAGATAAATTAACAAATTATTATAAAGTGGCAATATTAGCGATTAAGGAAAAGAGAGAATATGAGCCTTGAAGATCGAGCAATAGATTTAGACGAGGCGAGAAAAGCCAGAATAATTAAGTCAGAAGTCATTGATGTAGAGAAGTATCTACACGCTAATGATGTGACCATTAAAGTTAAACGGGCTACGGAATGGTCGGAAGTTATCAAGAAAAGCTATCTAAATAGTAAAACTGATACAAAAATTGTATTGCCTTGGCCTAAGACGCATTCTACTTTTGCGTTTAGAGATGGTGAAGTTACTGTTTACGCTGGTGGTAACGGTGGTGGTAAGTCGCTGATTACAGGCCAGATTGCGCTGAACTTGATTCGCCAAGGTCAGAAGGTCTGCATAGCTAGCTTTGAGATGAAGCCTGAGAAAACGCTAGAGCGTATGGTTAGGCAGTTTTCTGGTGAGTACATAGATAACCCGTTAAGTAATGATCGTGAGCAATATATCCACAACCTTTTTGTCAGATTCGATACCTATGTTTCTGACAAATTGTTTCTTTACGATCAACAGGGAACTACATCGACTGACAAAGTTATTGCTATGGCAAGGTATTGCGCTACGGAACTAGGGATTAAGCATATATTTATCGATAGCCTAATGAAGTGCGTTAAGGGTGAGGATGACTTTAATGGTCAGAAGAACTTTATTGATGAGCTAACGGCATTAGCGAGGGATCACAATGTACACATCCACTTAGTTCACCATATCCGCAAGCTGGTCAATGAGGAGCAGCAGCCGAACAAGAACGACTTGAAAGGTTCCGGATCTATTTCGGATCAGGTAGACAATGTGTTTCTAATGTGGCGAAATAAGAAGAAAGAGAACATGAGGAACCGAGGTGAACAGATAGACGAGACACAGCCAGATGCTTACCTAATGTGTGAGAAGCAGAGGAATGGTGAGGCTCAGGAGTGGTATGGTCTTTATTACCATAGCAGCAGCCAGCAATTTATAGAGAAGGTTGGCGCTATGCCTATGGACTTTGATAATAAATCTGGCTTTGTGGGGTGATATGAATGAGTTGGCTCTTTTCGCGGGTGCTGGTGGAGGAATACTTGGGGGAAAACTCCTTGGATGGCGAACCGTCTGTGCAGTTGAGTGGGAACCCTATCCAGCTAGCGTACTTGTCGCAAGACAAAATGACGGTCTTCTCCCGCCTTTCCCGATTTGGGATGACGTTCAGACCTTTGACGGAAAACCTTGGCGAGGAATTGTTGACGTTGTATCTGGAGGATTTCCATGTCAGGACATTAGTTCAGCAGGACGAGGAGCAGGAATTGATGGAGAACGATCAGGAATGTGGCGAGAAATGGCGAGGATCATTCACGAAGTACAGCCAAGATTCGCGTTCGTGGAAAACTCACCAATGCTCACTTCTAGGGGACTTGGAACCGTTCTTGGAGACTTGGCCTCGATGGGGTTTGATGCGAGATGGGGAGTGTTGGGAGCAGCCGACGTTGGAGCAAACCATCAGAGAGACAGGATCTGGATTATCGCCAAACGGCGTGGACACGTTCCATACGCCCAACACAACAGGATTAGACGGTGGGAGCAACAGCAGGAAAGCATTAAAGAAGAAATTGGAAATTGGGACTCCAACAGCAACCATGAGCGAACGCAGCGACAAATTTGCGGAGGGGAGGCTTCCATCTCCAGCGGAATATGTGAAGAAATGGCCAACTCCAATAGCACAAGATTCGAAACACAGTGGATATGCAAAAACTGGCCCGGGGAAAGCAAAAAAATTGAGTTACGAAGTAATAAAATTTCCAACACCAACGTGCCACAACAGCAAAGAGGGAGCATTTCCAGCAGAATACAACAGGAATACTCCTTCGCTAGCGACTCATGCTGGTGGGAAGTTGAACCCAACGTGGGTAGAGTGGCTGATGGGGTGGCCTCTAGAGTGGACAGACTTAAAGCCATTGGAAATGGACAAGTACCATTGTGTGCAGCAACAGCATGGAGAATCCTGAGTGCATGAAGTTTCATTGAAAATTCATTCAGTTGAAGACCATAGACATCGTTGTGAAGTGTCGCAAGTCTTACGCTGGAGAACAGAAGACAGGAACAAGGCTATTGATTACCTAGCTAGGGTTAGAAAAGCTAGGGGTGATGTAGTAGCAGATAAACTAGCCAATGACTGCAAAGAACAGTGGGCTAAGGGAAACAGAGGGATTAAGGGAGATTGGCGTTGAGAGCTTACCGAGTAGATGGAAACCAGAAGGCTATTGTTGCTGCATTGCGAGAAGAAGGGTTTATTGTCCAGCATCTCCATAAAGTAGGGGAAGGCTGTCCAGACTTGCTGATAGGTCATAGTCATAACGGCAAACGTTATAACGTACTGCTAGAGATTAAAGACGGGGACGGCAAGCTAACGGCACAGCAGGTTATCTGGCATGCTGGATGGCGAGGTCAGGTTGCGGTGGTTAATAACAAAGGACGCAATTTTACTGCGGTTTACGATGCCTGCAAATAAGAAGCCAAGAAAGCCTAGAAAGTACATACCAAAGACGCTACCACTAACCATCAGGCATAACGCAGAGTCAGAGACAGCCTTACAACTAGCGCCTCATTCTGAGCTAATGAAGCTAAGAGAGGGCTACGGGGATGAAAGCAGTTGGCACACGATAGTTGCTAGGCTTAATGTTGGCTTGGTATGCGCTAACTCTGATAATCAACCAGACATAGCCAAAGAGATACGGATAGGGCTAGATGCCATGTTAAAGGTACAAGCTAGGTTTGATAAGTCTGGCAAGTGGGGATTATCTGGCAGTGATCTAAGGCAGGTAGGCGATGCGCTAGTGCTTACTGATAACTTACAGCTATCGTTAACAAGAAAGCAATTCGCCCAAGCCATTGATTATGTTTACCAACACGCTGCTAAATAAAAACTATCGGTAAATAATAACTGATAGAAATATTTATGTTGCACTTGGAGAATACTATGCTATAGTTCTTTCACAGCAGCACAATATCAATAAATAAGTGAGGAAATTATGTTAATGCTAACAATTGGAAAGCGAATTACTTTAGAAGTTGCATCTCTTGATGAAGCATCAGATTTTTACTGCAATTTGCGCGATCAGTCTTGCGAAGGTGCATCAACATTTCCTAAAGGAAAAGTAAAACAAGGGAATAAAGTTATTGCAGATATTTCTTACAATGGTTGCATTTGGGAAAAATAATAAATAAACAAAGAAGTCTTATTTAACAATATCAATCAATAGGAGCCGCATATGGAAAACGGATATTGGTACTTTGATGAATATGAAGACGATTGGGTCTATGTTCCATCAGCAGATGAATTGTCTACATGAAAACAATAAATCCACATAAAAGCATCGACTACATGATTCGGCATTCTGCTGAATATGCTATTGCAAAGGCTGAAGTTACTTACTTAACAGAATTTAGAAAATCAAAAAAAGCATTACTTTTTGCTAACGCAATAGGAAACACTATTGCAGATAAAGAAAACTATGCTTATAGTCATCCAGAATATATAGAGGTATTGGATGACCTTAAAAAAGCGGTAGCTTTAGCTGAGAAACTTCGTTGGATGTTAGTAGCAGCACAGGCCAGAATCGATGTTTGGCGCTCACAGGAAGCTAGTAATCGGAATATAGATAGATCAACTCAATAAGAGGATAATATGAACGACACAAACATAGTAGATGATAGCAACTTAGTGCAGTGCGAGTATTGCGGTTATGTAACAGACAGGGATGATGTTCCTACGGCAAATGATCCTTGCTGTTCTGACGGAACCGTGACTGTGTGTCCTGAATGCGACGAAGGCGAATCTTTCTTACGCTATGACCCGGCAAAGGCAATTATTCGAGACCAAGGAATTGCCCATCAAGCTACGGAATCTTGCCGAGCATGAGATAGAACAACTAGGTATAAAGCATTTCGGTAATCTCAAGTATTACTATCCAGACCAGATTAAAGCTCTGGTTCTGGATGTCCAGAAGAAACTCCAAGGTAAAAATCGTGCGTAAAAAAGAGGCTCAATATCTGTCAAAAATAGCTGATATAGGCTGTATAATTTGTTATAGGCTTGGCTATATTGGGACTCCAGCAGAGATCCACCATATCAGAGGTATAGGTCTGGGGATGGGTGTAAGGAATTCTAATTACGCAACTATCCCACTTTGTCCTGAGCATCACAGGGGGAATACTGGCTATCACGGCATGGGAAGAAAAGCCTTTGAGCGTCGGTACGAGGTTACCGAATTGCAGTTAGCACAGCAGGTACAGGAGATTCTAAATGAAGAAGACCAAAGCAGCCAAGAAGGTAGCCAAAGTTATGCGTGAGTATGGCAAAGGCGAATTGCATTCTGGTAAAGGTGGCCCAGTGGTCAAGTCTCAGCGCCAAGCCGTAGCTATCGCGCTCAGTGAGGCTGGCGTAGCTAAGAAAAAGGCTAAGAAATGAAGCCCGGTCTTTACAGTAATATTCATGCTAAACGCAAGCGCATAGCCGAGGGTTCAGGCGAGAAGATGAAGAAGCCGGGAACTAAGGGCGCTCCTACTAAAGCGGACTTCAAGCAAGCGGCTAAAACAGCCAAGCCTGTTCGTGGTTCCCGTACAGCTAAGAATAAGTCTAAGAAATAATGGCTGGCTTACTGTCCCCTCCGGCTGCTTCAATGGATGGCTCAATATTTGTCAATGCTGCCAAAAAATTTGGATTGCCAACTGACAACGATACTTTAAATAAAATTGTTGCAATGGTTAATCTTGGAGAATCTCCTGATATTGCAGCGCAAAAATTATCTGGGATGGGTCTTTTAAGTCCCGGCGCTAATTCAATGTTGCGAGTTGATAAAACTCCTAAAGGTGCAGGGTATTTTGGAGTTCTTAAAGGTATTGCTGGTGATGTAAAAGGTATGGATGTAACAGAATTAAGCGCAGATTCAGATATAAATGGACAGCGAATACTATATCCATTGGTTGTTCCTACATTAAGCAAACAAGAGCTTAATATATTGCTTTCTGGTAAAAAACCAACAGATAGTATTTATCAAAAAGCTGAGGAATTTGCCATGCAAAGAATGAAAGATGGTTTACCAACATTTGCTAGACCGGGTGAAATATTCCCACTTCCTAAAGGTAAGAAATGAAACCTTGTCCTAAAGTCTGTTCAGACATCCAGCTCAACCTAGCTAATAGGGATTGGGCATTTAAAAATGTAGGCTATGGCCCGGCAAACCCAGAGGAACCTGAAGACTTCTGGGATAAACGTGCTGAGGAATGGGCTACGACTCCAGACAATGCACAGACAATGCGTTGTGGTAACTGTGCTGCATTTATCCAGACTCCTGAGATGATGGACTGCATCGTTAAGGGTATTCAGGGTGAGGAATCAGACGCTGAGACTTACGCTAACGAGGTGGTCGCAGAGTCAGAACTAGGCTACTGTGAGCTTTTTGAGTTCAAGTGTGCTGCTGATCGTACCTGTTCTGCTTGGCTGGTAGGTGGCCCAATTACTGAGGCTATGACCAACAAGCAAAAGACCATGCTTAAAATGGCAAAGATGGAGTATGACGAAGAAGAAGACGAGGATGAAGAATAATGGCAGCGGCTTGGACTAAGAAGGCTGGCAAGAATCCTAAAGGCGGTCTTAATGAGAAAGGCCGTAAGTCTTACGAGGCTGAGAATCCCGGCTCTGACCTAAAGGCTCCAGTCAAGTCAGGTGATAACCCCCGTCGAGCGAGCTTTTTAGCACGTATGGGCAATATGCCGGGGCCAGAGAAGAAGCCTAACGGTGAGCCTACGCGCCTACTGTTATCCCTAAAGGCATGGGGTGCTAGCAGCAAGGCAGATGCTAAGAAGAAGGCAGCAGCTATTTCCGCTAGAAATAAGAAAAAATGATACTAAATCTAGGCTCCGGTAAAGACTGGAGAGAGGATTGTCTAAACTCAGACATACAGGCTAGGGTAAATCCTGACTGGGTATGCGACATATCTAAGGTTCAATGGGGTGAGGTAATAGAAACCCGGTTTGGACAGATCAAGATTGAGCCGGGTATGTTTGAAAAAATCGTCGCAAATGACGTTTTAGAGCATATTCCGGATTTAATTAGTGCCATGAAGAACTGCCGAGACTTACTTAAAGTCGGTGGTGAGTTCGTTATATCTGTGCCGTATGAGCTAAGTCTAGGTGCTTGGCAAGATCCTACGCACGTACGTGCTTTTAACGAGAATAGCTGGCTGTACTATACCGAGTGGTGCTGGTATTTAGGTTGGGAATCTGGCTTTAGATTGGCAGAGCTTCAGTTTAAGTTGTCTGAACTAGGCTCAGGAATGTCTGAGAATGGCGTTTCTGATGAGGAAATCCTAAGAACTCCACGAGCTGTAGACTCAATGAAGGTGACATTGTGCAAGCTATAGTTATCTGTACGGTAAAGAACCCCGGCGTAACGATATTGCTTGAAAGCATTAGAGTTTATGCTCCTACGATGCCTGTATACCTATTTGGTAATAGTTTAGAGCTTTGGCACAAGGCTAAGAGTATCCTGCCTAACTTGGTCTGGAGGCCGAACGATGCGACTAACTTTGGCGATGCTTACAATACGGCAATAGATTATGCCTTTGAGCATGGACGTTATAAATCAGTCATTGTGTCTAATGATGACGTTGTTATAACACCTAGTGCCATAGATGTAATGAAGAATGATTCGGAAATTCTGGAATCAAATGGCGTAAATGTCGGATTCTTGGGAGCCAGATCGGACTATGTATTGCCTGACCAGAACATTAGATTCCCTGTAGAGGAAGATGAGCGAGTCGGATTAAAGTGGGAAAGCGAGTTCTACATTAAGCCCACAGGAGTGATTGCTCCGATATTTGCTACCATTAGCAAGAAGGCATGGGATGTAGCTAAGTTCCCTAGCACGAATTGGTATTCCGATAATATAATATGCCATGACCTGCAAAAAGCAGGGTTTGAGCATTTTGTATCAAGGGCTTATGTTCATCACGCAGGAAGCCAGACAGTAGGAACAGACTTTGAGAAATGCCATGAGGAACCACGAGAGTGGATAAAGGCTAACAGACCGGATATATACGAGGTGTTTTATGGCTAACCCGATTGATGATTTCTTCAAGATGCTGGCAAATCAGATAACTGGTGCTGGCGTTCAGGCTTATGGTGCTGTTGCTGATCGTAGCCAGATGCCATCAAACAAACGTATATATTTGGAAACATTTGCAGATAAGCAGATGAATCCTATTACTGAGAAGAACTTTACTGAGGCAGAGTTAAAGACAATCGGTGAGTTGGTTAGAGCAAAACAAATGGCTAATCCCAATGCGCCTACAGGATATATCCAGTACAAGGACTATGCTAACTTTGTTCCTTCAGCGCAAAACTCTATGGCGGCTGGAGTAGGAGCAGGAGCAGCTAACCCTTACGAGAACATCAGGACTACGCTAGGTCAGTTTAACTACGCTGTAGATCCAAAGACAGGAAATGTTTCGATTAAGGACACTTACGACTTCAATCCATTAAAAAGCAAAGTACAGCAAAGTATGTCTACAGGAGATTATATTGCTAATGCTCCTAGTCTTTACGGATTGGCAAGAATGTACGGTGAGGCAATGATGCCGCAAGGTAAAGGTAGACAGGTACAGATTCAGATACCGGGACTACTTGGTAGATAAGCATGACATCCAAAGGATAATGCAATTATGGAAACAGATAGCGATTTTAAAACGCCAGAAATCGGCAAAGGACTAGCAGGGCCGGGTAGACCTAAAGGAATGCCTAATAAGGCCACTGGTAAGGTCAGAGAGGCTATTGCAGAGCTACTAGAGCGCAATGCTCCTAACATGGATAGATGGCTTAATGAGGTAGCTGATAAAGATCCTCATAAGGCATTGGACATTATCCAGAAGCTTTCTGAGTACCATATCCCTAAGCTGGCTAGGACTGAGGTTACAGGACTTGATGGCGCTCCTCAGCAGCATGTGGTTACATGGCAGAAGTAATCGAGATCCCCTATAAGCCAAGGGAGCATCAACTAACTCTGCATGAGGCGTTAGACAATAACCGCTTCGTTGTTGGAGTTATGCACAGGCGGTTTGGCAAGACTGTTGCAGCTATTAACCAGATCGTCAAACAGGCTATAGAGTGCCAGCTAGAAGCTCCTAGATACGCCTATGTCGCGCCAACTTATGCCCAAGCCAAAAGAATTGCCTTTGATTATTTAGTTAAATATACGGCTCCACTAGGTGCAGTGGCTAATATATCGGAACTTAGGGTAGATTTCTGGGGACGTAGGATTTCGCTACATGGCGCAGAAAACCCAGACTCACTGCGAGGCGGTTACTACGATGGAGTAGTGTTAGACGAAGTTGGCGATATGAATCCTAAGATTTGGAACGAGATTCTTCGTCCTGCCCTAGCTGATCGTCTTGGATGGGCGCTATTCATCGGAACGCCGAAAGGGAATAATCACTATAAAGGGTTGCGCGATAGAGCCAAAGTAACTGAGGATTGGGCGTTAGTTGAGTTTAGGGCTTCGCAGACAAATATTATTCCAGAGAAAGAGCTATGGTCTTCTCGTCAGGAAATGGGCGAAGACAAGTATTTGCAAGAATTTGAGTGTTCTTTTGATGCACCAGTCGAGGGTAGTTATTATGGTCAGATTATTAACGATCTCGAAGCCAAGTCTAGGATCACGACTATTGACCGGGATGACCTTTGCAAGTCTTTTGTTGCTTGGGATCTTGGTATGGGTGACTCTACTTGTCTATGGGTGGCTCAGTTGGCTGGCAAAGAAGTGCGGCTTATCGACTGCATCGAGAATCACGGAGTCGGTCTGGACTGGTATGTATCGTGGCTCAGGGAAAACAAGTACGAAGGCTTTGCACAGATACTGCCGCACGATGTGGAGGTAAGGGAGCTAGGCACAGGACGCAGCCGTAAGGAAGTCTTGCAAGAGGCTGGCTTAGAGATAACGGTAGCGCCTCGTCTGTCTATAGCTGACGGCATTCAGGCTGTCAGACGCTTGCTCCCACGTTGCTGGTTTGACCACAAGACTAAGCCGGGACTAGACGCTATACGCAACTATCGTAGGGAATATAACGAGAAGCAACAGGTCTTCTACGATAAGCCCTTGCACGATTGGTCTAGCCATTACTCAGATGCCTTCAGATATCTAGCAATAGGGCTTGACGAGAGCGATAGTTCGTGGTCTTCAGACTTGCCTATTAACGCAAAATGGGTTGTATAATAAGCAAAATTCCTGTAAGGGCTTGCTATGAAGATGGATGAAGGCCAGATCAAGAGTATCGTCGAATCCGAGATAGATGACTCTATCGGATACATTGAGACAGAAACCGTTGAGGAGCGTCGTAAGGCGCTAGATTACTATCTCCGTAATCCGTATGGTAACGAGGTAGAAGGTCGCAGCCAGATCGTCACCGGCGAGGTAGCCGAGGCTATCGATGGTGCATTGCCACAACTTATCCGTGTCTTTACGACAACAGAGGATATTGTCTACTTTGAGCCTAAGACTGCTGAAGATGAGGAGTCTGCTAAACAAGCTACGGACTACTGCAACTGGGTGTTCTACCGTGAGAACGAAGGTCTACTGATCCTGCATAACTGGTTTAAGGATGCCTTGCTTGAGAAGGTTGGCATCATTAAGTCGTATTGGGATGCCCAAGAAGATGTTATTAAAGAGAAATACCAGAACCTGACTGAAGATGAGCTGGTCATGCTGCTGTCTGACGAGTCTCTTACCGTTGTAAGCCAGAAGGTTGAGATGGTTCCTGCTGGCGTGGATATGATGGGGATGCCTATTGAGGCTCCATCGTATGACGTTACGGTCAAGCGGACAAATAAGAGTGGTTCTGTAAGGATTGAGAACGTACCTCCGGAGGAGTTCCTGATTTCCAAGGCGGCTAGGACAATCGAGGACTCCCCTTTTGTAGCTCATCGCAAGCTCATGCAGCGGTCAGAATTGATTGCAATGGGCTACGACAAAGACATCGTAAATGAGCTACCTTCTTATGACGATCTAAGTTTCTCTGCCGAGCGTGTTGCTCGTTTTGATAACGGAGAACAGCCAGATCAAACTCAGTCCCTTGACCATTCTATGCAGACGGTTGAGGTATACGAGTGCTATATACGCATTGACGAGAACGATGACGGTATCGCTGAGTTGCGTAGGATTGTTTATTGCGGATCGGAAATACTAGAAGATGAAGACTGCGACTATGTTCCATTCCATAGCATCTGCCCTATACCTATTCCTCATAAGTTCTTTGGACAGTCGCTGGCAGATAGGACTATGGACATCCAGCTTATCAAGTCCACTATTACTCGTCAGTCTCTCGATAATCTCTACCTAACGAATAACAATCGGGTTGGCGCTGTAGATGGTCAGGTGAACTTGGATGACCTGCTTAACGCTACTCCCGGCGGCATTGTCCGCTTGAAGAATCCTAACGCTCTGGTTCCATTGCAGGTTCAGTCTACCTTTGGTCAGGCTATGCCAATGCTGGAATACATGGATGCGGTACAGGCCAAGCGTACTGGTGTTAGCGACGCGCAACAAGGTCTTGATCCAGACATTCTGTCTAACGTAACGGCTGCTGCTGTTGCTGCGATGATGAAGTCTAACTCTGGCAAGCTGGAGTTGATTGCCCGTATCTTTGCTGAGACTGGCGTTAAGAGTCTGTTTAGAGGCATTCTGCATCTGTTGGGCAAGTATCAGGATAAGCCGAAGATTGTCCGTATGCGTGGCAAGTACGTGCAGTTTGATCCTCGTACATGGGCTAATGAATACGATGTATCCGTTAATGTTGGTCTGGGTTCAGGTGACCGGGATCAGAAGCTAACGATGCTTCAGATGGTGCTTGCCAAGCAGGAGCAGATCATCCAGACCTATGGCCCATCTAACCCGCTTGTTTCTGTTGGTCAATACCGTAACACGTTAGCAAAGTTCATCGAGGCTGCTGGTTTCAAGGATGCTAATGCTTTCATGAACGAGATTACGCCTGAGATGGATGCTCAGTTGTCGCAGCCACAGCCACCTGCGCCAGATCAACAAGCAGAAGTGGCGCAGTTGTTGGCGCAGGTCGAGCGTGAGAAGACACAGGCTAAGGCGCAGATTGATGCTGCTAAGTTGGATCTTGAGCGTCAGAACCTAGAGGCTGAGTTCACCCGCAAGGGCATCGAGATGCAGATGAAGAACCAGAAGGATCAGGCTGACATTCGCATTAAAGAGGCGCAGTTAGCAGTTCAGCAATTGCAAGCGGTATTGGCAATGGACTTGGCTGACGAGGATAGCCGTAACAAACAAGCTGAGATTGTCTTGAAGGCGATTAAAGAGCTAGGGAGTCTGACAGGTGGATAAGGCACAGTGGGCTTCTAACTTGATTATGGAGCCAATCTTTCAGGAGATGATGGAAGATCTCCGAGGCAATGAACTTAACAAAATTATAAACAGTACCTATGGTGAGTTAGAGCTTCGTGAGGAGGCTTATATCCGTCTTAGGGTACTAGATTCAATTGAATCTCATCTTGAAAGCATGGCTGCTCAAAAGATGATGGACGAAAAAAGGATTAAGATTTTGTAACCCGAATCGGGCGGTTCCCGATATAATTTAGGAAACAACACACATGAGCGATACTCCAAACACGACTCCGGAAGGAAGTGGAGAGTTGACGGTAGAAGGTGCAGCTAACGCTTTCTTGAGCATGATGAATCGAGAAGATGGCTCCGAACAGGAACAACCAGAATCCGCTTCAGAAGCTAACGAAAGCGAGGCCGAATCTGATGAGTCGTATGAGTCAGAGGTAGAACGAGAAGATGACGATGGTGAGCAAGAGGAACCTCAGAAGTATCGTGTCAAAGCCGCTGGCGAAGACAAAGAGGTAACCCTTGATGAGCTTATCAAGTCTTATCAACTTGGCACTGATTACACCAAGAAATCGCAAGCCGTAGCTGAGGAACGCAAGGCGGTTGAGGCCGAACGTCATGCAGTTCAAGAAGCCAAGGCATTGCGCGATCAATACGCGCAGCAGTTGGGGATCATCGAGCAGATGTTGAACCAGCCGCAACAAGCAGAGGATTTGGATTATCTGAAAGAGACTGACCCTATCGGTTATGCCGTAAAGGTCGCAGAATTGTCTCAGAAGGAGAAGCAGTTAGCACAGGTTCGCGCTCAACGAGAGATGATCTCTCAGCAGCAAGAATACGACAGGCAGCAACAGATGAAGCAAATGATAGCCACTGAATCTGAGAAGCTAGTTTCTGTGTTACCTGAGTTTGCTGATCCGTCTAAGGGCGAAGTAATCCGTAAGGACATTCGCACATACGGTAAGCAGATGGGATTCTCTGATGAAGAACTGGCTAACGTATTTGATTCACGAGCCGTTCTGACGTTATACAAGGCGATGCAGTACGACAAGTTACAGTCTGCAAAGCCGGGGATTACTAAGAAGGTTTCAGAGGCTCCCAAGGCTATTAAGCCGGGTGTATCTAAGCCGAGGGATAGTAATTCTGAGGAAATTAGGAAACTTAAGTCACGGGCTAAATCCACTGGTAGTGTTAAGGATGCGGCTAATGTGTTTGAACGCTTTTTATAAGGAATTGAATCATGGCAATTTATAACGCCTACGACGCAATCGGTCTGCGTGAAGATTTGACCGACGTAATCTATGACATCTCGCCTACTGAGACTCCATTCATGTCTTCGATTGGCAAGACCAAAGCTACTGCTGTTTTCCACGAGTGGCAGACTGACTCGCTGGCTGCTGCTACCACCAACAACGCTGCTGTTGAAGGTGCTGATGCTTCGGACGCAACTCTGTCACCTACTACCCGTCTTGGTAACTACACCCAGATCCTGCAAAAGACTATCAAAGTCTCTGGCACTTTGGATGCAGTGAACAAAGCTGGTCGTAAGTCGGAAAAGGCTTACCAGTTGGCTAAGGCTTCGCAAGAGCTGAAGCGCGATCTGGAAACCATCCTGCTGTCGAATCAAGGTCGTTCGGTTGGTTCGAGCAACTCGTCGGCTCGTAAGATGGGTTCGCTGTTGTCTTGGATCAAGACCAACTCGTCGGTTCAGACTAACGGTAGCGATCCTACGACTATCGGTGTATCGACTCGTACTGACGGTAACACACGTACCTTCACCGAAGCCCTGCTGAAGGAAGTTGTGGCTGAAGTGTTTACTTCGGGTGGCGTACCTAAGATTCTGATGGTTGGCCCATCTGGCAAGCAGAAGGTTTCTAGCTTCACAGGTCTGTCTGCTTATCGTTACAACGTCAATGCTGGTGGTGGTGGTGCTGTTGGTGCTGCTACTATCGTTGGCGCTGCTGACGTTTACCTGTCGGACTTCGGTTCAATGAGCGTGGTTCCTAACCGCTTCATGCGTACCCGCGATGCTCTGATCCTTGATCCTGAGTACGCTGCTCTGGCCTATCTGCGTCCTTTCCAGACTATCGAACTGGCGAAAGCTGGCGATGCTGACAAGACTCAGGTTCTGGTCGAAGTTACGCTGGAAGTTAAGAACGAAGCTGCTCATGGCATCGTTGCTGACTTGAATATGGCACTGTAAAGAACTAGCCCCTGACCTTATGGTTGGGGGCTTTTCTATGAGGATTTATGGACTATAGACAACAGGTTGTACATGCGGACGGTGATGGCGGTATTGTCATCGAGACTAAACAGGATGTTACTGAGATACTTGAAAGTAACAAACAAATTCTGGAGGCAGACAAGCAAAGAGCAGGAAATCTTAATGAATTGCACCATATAGCTCGTATTCCATTCACGGTCATTGATGACTTGAACAAGAAGGGAATAATGAAGGGCTTTGCAATAGTAGATGATGCGGCTTTTGCGAGTTGGCTTAATAGTTCCGATAATGCACAATGGAAAGTCTATAGGGGGACAGTATGATCGTAGGTGCTTGCGTACCAGCTAGGGATGAGGTTCACACATCGTTTGCTTTTGATTTCGCCAAGATGGTTGGCAGAGATTCAAGGCACAGATGCTCTAAAGAAGGTAATGGTCTAAAGCTCTATACGATGGCAGGAACGCTGATATTCGATCAGAGAGAGAAGCTAGTAGATGCTGCTCTGGCTGAAGGATGCGATGCGATTCTGTTTATTGACTCTGATATGCGGTTTCCGTCTGACACTATTGATATTTTGTTAAGCCGTGATGTACCGATTGTTGGAGTTAATGCAGTAACAAGACGTAAGCCGACACTACCGACTGCGTTGAATCTACAAATTGAGAAGGATGAGAATGGCAAGATTATTCGTCATGCTTGGCATAAGATAGATTCAATGGATAAAGAGGGCATAGAGCTTGTTACAGCGGTTGGTTTTGGTGTTGTGATGATCCGCAAGGAAGTCTTTGAGAAGGTTCCTAAGCCTTGGTTTGATGTTGGTTGGGGATCTAAGGGCATCATTGGCGAGGATGTGCATTTCTGCATCAAAGCCTTAGATGCTGGCATTCAGACTTACGTAGATCATAGTTTATCTAAGCATATTGGTCACATTGGTACGTATGAGTATCGATGGGACGATGTAGAGGAAGGCGCTATAGAGGCGCACAATAACGGGAAATAGACATGGCATTTACGAGCTACAGTGACCTAAAGACTACGATAGCGAACTACCTAGCTCGTAGTGATCTGACTTCAGTTATCCCTGACTTTATCCGGTTAGCTGAGGAGCGTTTACGTCGTGATCTGAGAACCCGGCAGATGTTGGTCGTTGCTACGGCTGATACTGTTGGTGGTGACTCTACGATTGGTCTGCCTACAGACTTCCTAGAGATGCGTGACATTCACCTAAACACCAATCCTATTGCTTCTTTGGCTTACGAGGCTCCTAACGCCTTC